CGTCAGCAAACTCCGCAATCGGGTTACGATTACCATACGAGAGTGGCGAGAGATAGGTTTTGTTGCCTAGATAGTGGAAGTAGAGTTCAATAAAGGGATTCTCGGGGTTATCCTTCCACGGGACGATACGGATGACGGTCTTTCCTTCCTTCGGCTTCCAGATAGCTGTATCACGGTCCCCACCGCCGACACGCTTGAAACTGTTGAGCTTACTCTTTAATGCGTTGATGTCTAATGCCATTGTACTTCTCCTGTGTTTAAAAATGTTTAAGGGTGTTTATTGTAATATACCCCAAGTAGGAAGAAGTATATTACGGTTTGTTTAGTTTGTCAAGTCCTACTTACTAAAAGTTTAATATTTCTTTTATTTTGGTTTTAACTGTTTTTAATTGACCATGTGCGGTTACTAAAATAGAATTCTTTAATTCATCCCAATCAATCTTATAGGACTTATCTATTTTACCGCCGTTCTTACTGGCGATTAATGCATTGAGTGCATTAATAGTATATATCGTATTCGTTTGTTTCTTTCTATGAACGGAAATGGTTGATGCTGGTGGTGCGTATTGTGACTTCAATGACCCCGCAATAATATTGTAGGTCAGAATCAATTGGTTCGCATCATCCACGTTTTCCAATACATAGATATTATTGAAAGCTAACGTATATGAGTTTTTTATAAGTTCCACGTTTTCTTCCAATTTATCTGCTGGAATAAACGTGCATAGTAACTGAGTTTCGGTCATATGATACTCGTAAGACTGTTAGTATAACACTTCTTATAAGTATCAAATTAACGCCTATAAATTATATTTTATGTAAAATTAAACTATTATAGTTGTGACCGCGATATTGACGAACTGGGAATCCACCAGCACTTAATAGACTTGATACATTTTCCATAGAACCCAACTCATCATTGTGGACATCCAACAGAATTGCGTCATAAGTATACAAAATGACCTTGGATTCCATCGTATTCAAGAAACGGCAGACATTCTCTACACGGGATATCGCTTCTTCGGTTTCGGTCAATTGCATCATATAATTGAATACTTTATTCTTGGACGGTTCAAAGAGAGTCACTTTGCGACCCGTTCCTGACAATACAAATCCATTCTGACAGTATTTTTCCCACAAATCGGACGAATACTCCTTAAGCCTTTGAAAGAACTCTACGCCACCCGTATCGTCGGTTTGACCGTACATCAGTGCGAACGTTCTGGCCTTAGATTCTTCATATTGCTCTTCGGTCACCTCGTCCACCCCATAATATTGTTGAGCAAGGTAGGTATGGAGTGAGGTAGACGGAAGTTGATAGTTAATCAGCCTTCCAGCCAACCGCAAGTGGAACGCTTCATAGTCGAACTGGACCAAGGTTCCGTTCTCACCAAACCGACTGATAAACTTCTCACGGGTTCCATCGTTCTTGTTCAGAGCGGCAAAGTTGATACCACCGAACGCATTACTTGGACGACCAGTAGACGTATAAATATTATAATCCGAATACACCAGTCCATCGGTAGTTTGTATACCAGACCGTTCAATAGATGCCAGCGTTGGGATGGTGATTTGATTGATAAACTGGAACGCGGGGTTACGTTCCATAGAATCGTATGCTTTGTATAGATGTTCGCAGTGTTGAAGAAACGCCTCTGCGGTTTCCACCCACGAAGTCAACGGAATACTATAGTGCAGATTCTTAAACTTGAACTGGTTCTTAATCTGATGTATACCCATCGTATAGAATTCACGATAGATTGGGATGACCTCGTTGTTGAGATGTAGCATCGTTGCCAAATCAATCACATTGACCGCATTAGTCAAATGACGAAGTTCTTTCTGATGGAGCGTGACCAACTTATACGCATGGGAAAGGTCAACTTCAAAGTGAGGAGCGTCTGGATGACTTATCGAAACAGTATAGAACGTACCATCCTCAAATCGAAAATGTAGTGAAGATAGTTTATTTTGGACGGGATGGAGAAACGCATCAACCGCCACGGGGTAGACATAGGCAGTCTCTTCCAGTAAGCGGTTGGTGAGTTTTATAATATCGTCTAGATTTGTAATAACCATTGGTTCCTCAATAATATATTATAAATTAAATATACTATTACTCAATACGATTGTCAACCCCCGAAAAATATTCTAGTGGATTAGGTAGTATTCTATTTAACCCAGGCAATCTTTTTTCGTAAAACTGAACGGTTACGGAATTCTGATGCTTCGTACCATAAATTATTTTATTATCTGTAGACAATTTATCATTTGCAAATCCTGAGATTAGCCACAGAAGTTCTAACCGTTCGTACAACGCATTATTCTTGTATGCTTCATATTGCTTTTTGTCGATTTCGGTCACCACTTTCGTCGAAATATTACGCACGAAATATCTGGTGACATACCCATTGTTTATGTCAGTCTGTGTGATTTTTGGTCGATTGTTATACGGTGTTAACATATTATCTACCCAACGGGTTTACTACGTCGGCAAACGTCGCAGCTGAATTATTGAGTTGTGTCGGTACTGGAGCAGTTCTAAACGTTGATACGGTTGTACTAAGACTTGGTGACAGTGTAGTTCTGACCGGCGCACCCGATGTACTCCCGATACCAGCCGTTTCTGTTACTCTTGGTGGGCATGCTTCATATGGTAAAGTTGCATTTTTCTCCGGTCTAAACCTAAAGCGTCCTTGAATTTTTGTTATCCACCCGTTCTGAGAGGTAAAATCATGAGTAATTTTTGTTACAACATAAAACCCGCGTTCTATAATAGATGGAACTCTATCTACTAAGAATGATTGAAATAGATTGATACCGCCAATTCCAGGTAGTGTTACGTCAACTACAGTTTTTGTAAGATTGGAACTATTAAATGCATGTGTAGTTGCCGGAACTCGTCCTTCCTCTGCATTAGTAGAATCTATATTTAACTCTTTCATCATCCGTGAAGGATTAATCTCTATCAATTTAACAGCAGTTCCCAAATCCGCATATTCACGCACCGTTCCAACCAAATTAGGATTATATTGATTAATTTCAGCGATTGCCAATTCATTTTCTTTTTGTTCACGGGCGGCTCGCGCTTCACGATATGCTCTGTTCGCCGGCGCTGGTCGTGTAGGTGCTGGTCCTCGACCCAACACCGCTTCAGTTAGATAACCACCACCGCCTTGATTAGCTATAGCCTCAGCTTCTGCTACTTTAAGCTTATCTACTGCAATACGTAATTGTTCTATTTCGTCACTATCACACCGACGTTCATCTGAGCAAATGTTCGTATTATTACATGGTGTATATAGATTATCTATTAAACTCATACTAACCAATTCGTCAATGTTAATTGATTGTAGTGTACTTTTTTGTGCTGGACCCCCGATATTAGCAATCGCCTGTACTGCAATTACCTGTGGCATGTTAAATTCTACATTTAAATCAATTAAATCGCTGCCCAGTTCACCGTCATTAAATCTTTTAGTTCCTCGGTTAAACATATAGATATAGTTGGGTTTATCTTCTGTTTCTGCATGGTATCTACGTAGATTTATACCTTCGACGCTATTTAGTATGTTTGTAGATTCATTTTCTTCTTGGTCTATACCATTTGTAGAAGATTTTGTAAATATTTTCGGTTCTTTTGATAACCCCATATCAATTATATGCATCCCAGGATTCTTAACATCTGTACTATATAATTGAAGATTCCAATATCCTTCCGTAGCAGCGTTCATCATGTTTAATAACATACTAATAGCTGCACTGATAGTGTCTGTTGAGGTGAATGCTTGTTTAATCGATTTAGTGTTTAACCATATTCCTCTACTTAAATACGAACGGCCAGCTTGCAGTCCTTGTCCTGCTTTTATATTACTAAAAGGAACGGATGCAGCTGTAATTTTACGATATAATTCATCGTTATCTAGAGCTTCCTTTACTGTCTCATCAACTACTAAGTCTCTACTATTCAAATCTCTTGATGCTAAATTAATGATAGTTGAGTATCTAGAGGCATCAGGAGTACGTTCAAATAGTGCTTGCGCGACACTATTCCAAATAATCATTACCTCAGGATTTACTGACCGAAGATTTGGATGGTATCCTACTTGATTAGCTATAAGTCCTTCATCCGACTCAGCATCTTCAGGCTCATCTGTTACTCTTAACAACGCTAAATTGGCAAGTTCTGTATTACCCAGCATACTGGCAATCCCGTACCGTGTGTCGTTTAGTATTTTTTGTACGAAAAAGTTCCACGATACAAAATATTCATTTTCTCTAGTTCCTGCTTGGGTACTTGGTCCGCCGGTGGGATGCGGGTCTTCTTCATTAGTATTTTTTATAGGAATAATCTGTGATTTCCAGTATAATTCATCTGCGGTTAATGTATCTTCTTGATAATGTGACATTAACTTTTTAAACGAATTATTTTTCCAAGAATATGCGTCACTAAAATATTCTTGAATGTCCATTGCATTACATGCTGATGTAGGACTAGGGCACGTAGATTGTACGCCTGTATGCTTCGTTGGCACTTCAAACTGCTGTACAGAATGTAGGGTTAGGTCTATCTCAAATGTATTATTTTTGTTATATTTAAGATTGAACTTTACTACGTATGCAACAAATATTTCGTAATTTCCATAACTATCATAGATATATTCTTTAATAAACTCTTGTTGTTTTTGTGGACTTTTAATAAGAGTACTAAAATAGTCACGTATTTGTGATTCCGAACGTTTCCAGTTAAACGTTTTAATTTCTTTTTCTTTTTTACTAGATGATTTTCTGCCCAATTCAAGAACTACTCTTGTTGCAGGGCGTAAATAGTATCTAAGAAGTGCATCGACTTGTCCTACGGAATACGCAACGATTTTTAAATCTGCTTTCATCAAACCACCACGAACGCCCATAGGACCAGCAGTACCGCGTTCCACGGTTAATTGAGTAATTCCAGGTATAGGAATGTTTGTTGCGTCGGCTGATGCATTAGACACTATCACCGGTACTGACCGTATTCCTTCGTCCGTCAATGCATACCCTATAATACTTCTATTATTTTTCGGTAAATAAATGTCGTCAAACGATGCACTATCTTGTCCGTGTATTCCAAGTGACGGGCAGTATGCGGAAGACTGTCCAGCTGGTAAATTATCCGATAACACTTTTGATAATGACGTTAGTTTTACAAATGGTGTATATACATTTGCAGTTTCCGCCGACACTCTTCTTCGCGTTAATTCATACTGAATTTTGGGATGAAATGATTCCAGCGATTCAATATAGGGAGTAATCCCCCCAACATTAATTCTAGCTTCTGCTACCTGTGCGGTGAGATAATCAGTTGGACCTTTTTCAAAAGCTCTGATAAATGGCTCTGGGTCAATCGGAGTGTCTCTAAACGGTCGCAATCTTCCATTTGGGTATCTATCTGGGCGTCCTGAAACTTCTCTCAATTCAAAATGTAGATGTGCGGCGGTACTTCCGCCAGTACTACCAATCAATCCTACTCTATCGCCGGCGTTTACTTTCGTGCCGGGTGGTAGCCCTATCGTCGATCCTTGTTGAAGATGACAATATTTTGTAGTATATGTTATCTGTCCTGGTGTTTGTGGATTGGTAAAATGCGCGATATAAATACCTTCTCCGCACCCTATGGCATAACTACCATTTCGGTCTATCAAACCAGAATTTATAACTTCTCCAGCAAATACTGCTAACGCGGGAACCCCCGCATTAGCTTTTATATCCACACCTCGGTGCTCACCGGGTCGGCCGATTAACGGATGATCTCTTTGACCAAATTTACTGGTAATTTGTACAGGAATACTTAAATTTCCAGGTAAACTTTTAAATTCAAATGGTAGGTCTGACATATTATACGTTTGGAATAAAAAGTCTGGTACCAATCGGTACTGCCATACTACCGTTTGCTAAATTATTAGCCTTAGCAAGTATCCACCAATTTTCAGTGGTGTTGTAAAACTTATAGGATAAAGTATCCAATCTATCACCGTCTTGAACAACATAATAGAATGGGATATCTTCTGACGGAATTTCGGTCGGAAGTATCGTTTTATAATATGCAAGCTTTTTTGTCGTATCAATTTCTAGTGGTGTAATATAGCGTTCCATAATGTTTATAGTAAAATTTTATCAAGGAAAAGGATTACGAGCAGTACGATATAACCACGGCGGTCTGTATTCATCTACATTTACTTCATCTCTAGCACGTTCTATTAATGCATCTGGATTGTCCGTGGCCAATCCTTGGTCAATATAGTATCTTGCGGAGCTTAAATCGCTTACAGGTAAATCTTTCGGCAATCGCACGGCAAAGTCCCCTCTTATAGTTCCTCTACTTGTTTCTGTGCCCGTTGGTAATTTACGTAAAGAATTCTTTGAAAGTTGTGTAGCTTGTTCTTTCGAAATATTTTCGGTAATTTTGTAGAACGGACTATCGAAGAACTTACTACGCTTTTCGAAAATACTCAGTTGCATATTAACGTTAACTGCGAACGGTACTTCTTTATCTATATCAAACGTTATAGTTTCGTCTAGAAAATCATAATCTAAGGATTCTATATAGCACGGTTGATTATCATATATACCGCCTATTGTTATCTTAAACAGAGGTGGTACCATAAATCCGTTTTTTACTCCAGAGGGGAATGTCAATCCTGACAAATAATTTATTTTTGACCAAACACCATCTAACTCACCTTTGGAAAACGCAGCAATATTAAATGTTAAATTAACACTACGTTTTACTCCTCCGTATGTTACAAACCGTTCTGTACGTCCTACATATTGCTGTTCATTAAATTGGGGTTTGATTGATTCTTTTATAGATGATAATAATGCGCGAAAGTAAACCGGGTTCTCCCCTTGCACATCTTTAAATATAAATTTGATAATATCAGTTTTTGGTTTAGGCGTTCCACTAATATTACTATAATTTATTACATTTTCATCTGTGCTTTTTGCGGCGGTAGTTAGATTATATGAGTCTTTTATAGACGGACTACTTCCGTTTATAACCGAATCGGTATTTTCTATAACTGATTGCGCCGGGCCTTTATCATATAATTGTTGTTCTGCAAAATACTTACTATTTAATCTATTTTTTGCATTTCTTAGTTGTTTACTTCTAAATTCCGTTGCTGCTTGGATAAATGATGGTGTAGGTTTTGGAGGACTTAACTTCTCTATCGGTTCCCGTATTAAACTTGGAAACTTTTTTGTTGCAGATTGCACTAAACTGGCTAATTTTCGTGCAGCTATATTTTGTAAATTTCCCTTCACTTCAGCTGTAAGAGAAAGCCTTGGTAATCCTCGTTGATTTAACGGCTGCGGAGCGAATACTACAGGACCGGAATTACCAAATGTATTGTTTACATACATAAATGTTTTGTACTCTGGTCTAGATTCCAAATAATTTTGTGGAAGGGGAACAATAGTATTAGCTGCATTTTTTAATTGCGTTGCTACATAAGTTTTCGCTATACTGGTAATCGTAGGCAATAATCCTCGGCCTCCAGTAGATGCTGCTTGAAGTTGACCACTAATGACGAACTTACTAGTTACGTCATTAACTGTTGTATTTTGTAGTAATCCGGATGCATTTGGTACTAATATTTTGGACGGAATATTTCTTCTGGCGTGAACAAACGGGACCACGTTTAATAATGGTGATAATGGATTATATAATTTCGTATCAACGAACGTGTTTCCTGTTTGTAGTAATGTTTGTTTAGCGATAAACAATACCCCTTCCGGCGAAGTTAAAAATTTACTGACTCGTTTCGTGTCCCGTAACACCGATATTGTGGGGATTGATTGACTGTCATTCTTTATACGACTACGACTGCCGAATGTACCGTCTGTATCTGGCTTGACTGTTACTAATTGACCGCTGCTCGGGGAAAATCTTTTGTAGATGTCCTGAGATTTTTCGTTGAATAGGTCTGCTAAGGTTGCCATAGATTATCTCACTTCGTTACGAGAGTACACGCCAACCAATTGCATACGAGGAACCGTTTGCATTCCACCACCGACGTTAATCGTAGTAGTTGCGTTCGATAATGCGGTAATCAAATTATCTACCTTACGAACTAATTCAGAATTATCGGAACCAGTATTGAGTGAACCTTTTGGAAAGAGATTCGTTCCGGCGATAATGTCATCTGCGTTATTCAATGCGAATGCACCGGTTGGAGTGACCAACATTCGACTTCCGTACCCTGCGGAAACCATATCATTTGCTGGTTTTGCTGAATACGCGTAAAGACCTCCTGCTCCAGCACCCAATGCAGCTAATCCAGCGAGAGATAATCCTCCGGTTGCTGGAGCTAATGCTAAGGCTAACATAGCTGCGCCTAATCCTCCACCCAACGCGCCGATACCAACGCCTGCTGCTGTATTACCTTGTTCTACCAAAGAACGTCCAGCCATAGCTCCACCGATACCGATTCCTAATCCGGCGGCACCCAATCCAAATCTAGCTGCGCCGCCCATAGTAGATAATGCTCCACCTGCACCAAATATATTACCTCCAGATGCTGCGACTGCAAACAATGCTTTAGCTGCTGCAAATCCTGCAATAGCAACTCCGCCGAAGGTAGTGGTCAATAAATTAAATGCTCTAGTACCAATCGTTATTAATGTTGCACCAAAGTTATTAGTTTTCTTTGCTGCTTCGGTCATTTGTTCTTCAATAGATTCCGCCGCACTCTTTTGCTGACCACCAGCCTTTAAGAAGTCTTCAGCAGAAATACCTAGTTGTTTGAATAAAGCACGGGTACTGGTACTTTGTAATAGATTTGCTGGAATGGTTGCTCGTGCGTATGCCATCAATGCATCTGGGCCTTCTTGTTCAGCAACTCTTACTAATGTACCGAAGTCAACTTGGGCTCCAAGCTGGTTTAATTGTGCTACGGTGTCGATGGTTCCATCAAGATTGGTGACTAATCCTTCTTGAGCAGCCTGTAAACTTGATAAACTAATGCCTAAACGTTCTGCATCAATCGCTGCCTTTGCAAACTTTGGTCCGTATAATAAGAATGATAGGGTGTTCTTATTAACTATATTTGCGAATTGACCAGACGATAAACTTGCTCGACCACTTGCTTTACGGAAATTCTCAAACTGTGCTTCCGTCGCCATTCCGGTTGTGACTAATGCACGAAGCGATTCGTTAGTTAACTGAAACTCTGATTTAAACCCACCCTTAAGATTTGCCGCGAATGCTTGAGTACCCTTGGCACTAAGTTCGAATCCTTCACGGGTACTGATGAATGCGTCTGTCAGTGCTTGTTGAGCTGCTTGTTGTTGTGCAAGAGATACTGCTCTATCTGCATCCAACTTTAATATCTGACTAACTATTGCTGCTCTGTTTCGTAATTCTAGCTCAACACCACGGGTTGCATTCGTCCCAATCGTAGATGCGAATTTAATACCTGCGTCGCCAATTTTTAGAAATTCCGACCCCAGTTTCTTTGTTGCTTCAATTAATTCCTTTTTACTAGCTTTAGATTTATCGTCTATTTCTTTTTCTTTCTTTTTTCCTTCTGCAGCTTCTTTATCTTTTTTCGCACGGTCAAGTGCAGCCTGCTCAGCTTCCTTATTTGCGTTTATCAACGCAAGTATACTTTCAGTTAATTTCTGTATTGCAGAACTGCCTTGTTCGAAATCTTCTTCCATACATTATCTCTTTTGAGGTCTACTACTCTTTTGAGCTGCCTTCATTGATTCTGCTTCTTTTGTTTTTGCGTCTTCCAACTGTTTCATATGAAAGGTTCGTAAATAGACCGGCATATTATATGCTTGTTGAAAATCAAATGCACCATTACTATAATATGCCATTGTAAACAACGTTTTGTGTATCTCGACCTTATGCTCCGATGTCAGGCCAAAAAAAGTTTGCCCCAAAGGGCATCCTCGCTTTAATTGTATTTTCACAATTAGAACATTGTATATCTAAGTCAAAGTTGACATCTGGAGAAACTTTCTTGTAGTGCTCACGGAATGCTCGTACATCACGAATAATCATTGCGTCAACGAATTCCCGAACTACTTTACGGTCACTGTTTCCATTCACCGATGTAATCATATATTTTAATCGGGTAGTGGAATCTCCTTCAATTGACTTATTAAACTTCTTCATTCCTTCAACTTCTGCTTGAATATCTTTTTCATCACCACGGGTCAATAACTTAAAGGTAATGACAACACCAGTTGGTAAAGTAACCTGATACTCACTGTTTTCTGCTGGTATATCTGGTGTAATGGTTTCTAGCTTTGAAAGGTCAACGTTGTGGTCAACCTTTGTTACGCACGTACCACAGACTAATTGAATTGGATAATCTTTTCCATATGCCAAAATACGAGCGGCTACCATTACTGCATTCAAATCCCCAATCAATAAATCGTCTGGTTTGACACCAGGCGTAACGATTAAACTTTCCATCAACTTATCAATTACTATACCTTTTTGAATTAAATTGGTTGATGTCAAGATATCTTCTTCCTTCGCGGTCATATACTTGACATCGATTTTCCCACTTCGCAGTGGACTCCCTTCTGGATAGAATTTTCCACCACTTGGGAGGTCTATCGTTTCCACCGGGAAATTGTACTCTGCCATAAATAACTCCTTAAACTATTTGGTTTTACCACCTATATAAATATTAATCGTCCACGTTTTTAGTAGAAATATCCTGCTTATAAACCTGATTTATTTTACTTACGAATTCCTTAAAATAAGACTTTGAGCGTTCTGGAGTGACCAATGCCCCGTCCACAACCAAGTCTGCGACCTGTTGTTTCTCTTTAAGGATATCTCTCATATATTCGTCTATCGTATCGGCGCACAACATATAATAGACTTGAACCTGTCCTTTCTGACCAATACGATGGGTACGGTCCTCTGCTTGTTCGTGATTTGCGGGTACCCAGTCACAGTTGAGAAAAACAACGGTATCTATCTGATGTTGGAGTCCGTCGATACCCATACCCGCTGCCATCAAACTGAATAGTCCGACCTTAGCCTCACCCTTGGTCAATCGGTCGATGGTATGTTGACGTTCCTTACTATTCATTTCACCCGTCAAGAGTGCTGCCTTATCTCCGTACTGTTCAGCCAAGAACTTGAGTGGAGCGATGTAATTACTGAAGATAAGGATAGGTTTATCGTTATCCAAGAATTCGTCCACCATTTCAACCAACCGTGGAATCTTCTTTTCAATCAAGAAGTTCTGAAGTTTCGGCATATGACCGATGGTAGGTTTCTCAACCTTCCATCGACCAAAGACTTCTCGTAATAGTTCCTTGTACTGTTTTTGTTCGTCCTTCGTTAATTCTACATACAGGTCATTCCGTTGCTTTGCAGGAAGTTCTGTAAGAATCTGGTCTTTCTTGCGGCGAATGACCAAATCTTTTGTACGGTCATGCAGGTCTTGTAGGTTACGAGGTGCTTCTCCTTTCCATCCCCCATAACGTTGAGTAAAGTGGAAAAAGTTATTGAAACGTTCTTTGTCAAGGAAGTTCAACAAAGCAAACGCTTCGATTGGACGAGACATCACGGGAGTACCAGTAAGGAAGATACAGTACTTCGTTTTAATGCCTGGATATTTTCGTCGTTCCTTATATGACCCTAAGATACTCTTTGCTCTGATGGTTTGTCGGTTTTTGAGATAGGTGGCTTCGTCACACACCAAGAGGTCAAACTCCTGCTTACGTAAATCACCAACCACTTTACCAACGGCATCATAATGAACGATGTGGAACTGATTGGAGAGCTTTCCATCGTAGCTCTTACTGTCCCAGATGGTTGCATCTTTTCCAGTAAACTTCTTGATTTCACGTTTCCAGTTGACCACAACCGATAGTGGGCAGACGATAACGGTCTTAAGGTTCTTGTGTTGGGCGAATCCAATTGCTTGTGCGGTTTTACCCAATCCAGGCGCGTCGGCGATGAGGCATCGACCATCAGCTCGTTCAACAAACTTGACACCGACCTTCTGATATGGATACAGCTGTAGATTCATCCCCTTGATGGTGAAGTCTACATCTTCTTTAACTCGAATCTCATCCAAATCTTCACGGCGGTCTTTGAGTTTCTCCAATAAGGCCAATACCTTTTCATCACATTTGATATTGTTTGGACCGAACACATTGAATGCTTTCGGAAGATGAACTGCTGGGAACTCCCACCATTTCTCTTCGCCATTCCACTTTCGTCCATCCACTTCATATTTGAACTTTGCCATCAAGTTAGGATTGTATGGCATAACAACCACCGCAGTTTTACTATCCTTTAAATGAATAGTAACTGCGGTGTCTGTCGAGACTTGTGGCGTGAACGTGGAAGTCGGATTATTCGTCTTTGCGATTTTCAGGTGAGAAATATCCTCACCTTTGAGCGTCAGTTGTGCCGCTTCTTTCCAAACTTCAGGTATACCAACTGTTTGTGTCATCCAAGTGAGGTATGACTGATTGTTGTAGTATACGTGGGCGAGTGAATAACCTTTGAACTTGCCAAACGTCAGTATTGCTTGTTCAGCAGAATTGTGTATCATTCGTTCATTGTTTGTTCTTGTTTAATATACACCATTTGTTCCATATCTAGTCTCCACCCGTCGTTCGGATTTAGACCAAGTAATCGCATCATTTCTAAATTTGCGGTAATTACTTTTTCGGTTAATTCTTTCTGATATTGACTTAATAGTAAATTATTACTAGCTATTAATTCTTTCAATGTTATAGGTACTGGAATAGATGCTGGTTGCTCCACAAAACCTCCTGTTTGATAAACTATTTATATAAATATATGTAGAATATTAGCTATTGTCAAGTATTATGGCAGTGTGTCTGGACAAATGACTGTTCCCGAGCATCCCACAGGAGTTTGTATACATACTAATTGATATCCCGATGGCGCGGTTAAATTTGTACACAATACAGTTCCTTTTGGACAAGAAGTTAAATTTGGTCCTTGTGACCCAGATGGTCCAATAGATCCCGATGGTCCTTGTGGAGCTGGGTCCGTACATATACCCAGTGTTGCAGCAGACCCCGATGGTCCTTGTGGAGAAGAAGTTAATATACTTCCCGCATATGATGCAGTAGTTATTGTACTTAATACCGATGCGGTAAAACTTGAAGTTGTTGCCAATTCAGTAAATGATGCACTGGTCGCAACTGGATTGGTAACTCCGAACGGAAAATAGTATGTCATATTATGTTGTGCATGCGCCGGTTCCGGTGATTCTACCAGCGGTTAGTGTCCAATAATTACTACCGTCATTAATCGCATTATATTCAACAATTGTTCCAGCCGCACAGTTTGTTGATGTAAAAATTTTACAATTATTGGTAGGAACAATTGAACAGGTAGTGTATAAAGATGCCCCCAACGAATCCGCGTATTTGGTTAAGTTACTACAGTCACTAAAACCAGAACTGTCCGTGGTTCCTCTCCATATCGGGGCGGACCATATATTACAACATAATGCCCGAGAACTTGATAATAAATATATTCCCAGTCCTTGTGATCCAGACGGACCACCGGGGCCGGTGGGGCCAACAGCACCATATTTAGTATACGATGACCCGCTGGGCCCAATAGATCCGCTAAAGTTTAGTGCAATACTCGCTGTTAATACATTTGACGTTATAAACGATGCGCGGTTAGCAATACTTGCACTTGTCACTGATACCGCAAAGTTTATTTTACTTAATGGATACGATTGCATAAGTAATCTCTGTTAAATTGGACCGTATACAACACCAGCTGGTCCCTGTGGGCCAGTCGGTCCTTGTGACCCACTTGAACCAGACGCATAAATACATGCCCCCGTTGGGCCAGCCGACCCACTGGTACCACTTATCGCCACCGAAGCAGAAGTTGCTCTAGTTGCCGCTTGCGTTATGACCGCGTAATTTGCTATCGAAGAGGACGCGACTAACGCAGATGATATTGATGATGAACCAAATGGATAATATCGCATATTAATCTTCTATTGAATAAATAGATAATGAAGCTGTCACATTTGCTAATGCTGCACTGGCACTCGCCGCGTTTTCTAATATATACCCTACAAAATTACTTCCTTGAGTATATGATGTTAAATTATATGCCTGTAGTATCGGAGATAACTTATATGCGTACGACGCTGAATCAAACATCATATCAGCGATAATATATGAGCCATCGCTTGGTTCTGTACCGAAACTTCTTCCAATTTCAAACGCAGGTACGGTATTAATATCTCTGGAATATAATCGTAATCTTGCACCTGAAACATTTGCACTCGCGCTTAATATTAAAAATGATTTGGGAGATGTTATGTTTCCAGTTTCAGAAGAACCAGTTACCGGTAAAGATTGTGCATAAAAATTCAAAACATCTCTACTGGCGTATACTGATTCTATGGGATAATAAGTAAATGTAGCATCTATCGAACTTCCGCTAATATTATACCACGTTTGACTTGCTGAGTATGTCGTTCCGATTATGGGCGGATCAAAGTTTAATTTATATGATGAACTTTCAATATATGTGTCAAGTACCAATCCCACCGATGCGCTCAGTTCTGTAGACGATGTTGGTCGCGCATCATCTATAGCAACACTTGCACTGTCAGAGTATAATCGAATGCGGCATGGATTATTTACCGTTACATTTAATAAAATGTACGTGCTGCCAAACACGGTAGTACTACTACTAATTGGAGTATTAGTAATAGTAGTTGTTTGTCTGATAAATGCTGCCCCACTTTGAATTTGTCCTAATAAACCCATATATTATCCACTTTAGTGTACTAGTATAAATATCACGTTAACTTTCCTTTGATTCCTTGTCCGACGTTAAATGACACGGAAATTGCGTCATTTGGCGAAATAAATGTAGCAGCAGTACTTCCCGCAATCAATACCTTATTTCCAGACGCTAATGATACACCGTTGCCGAAATCTGCAGCACCGGTACCAATTTGATATTTCTTCCACGTAAATGTGTTGATATCAAATATTGCTACGAAAATATCACTTGCACCATACGTAGTACCATCGTCGGCAAAGATACCCGTTGTAGACCCTACAACAACGATACGACCATCTGGAAGATACGTACTCGGTTTACCTAATGTATCCAAACTATCGTTTTGTGTCGTACCTAATTGATATGCAGTTCCCCACGTATCGGTTGAATAATTGAAGAAAATAATACCAATGTCCGCGGCACCTTGATTACTGTTTCCACCCACATCACCTGATGATTCATATACGACTGCTAACGTATTTGGAATGATATTGTGTACGTCGTGTATGTTAAACCCACGGTCAGCAAGTCCAGACCCCGTAGTATAATAATCAGTTTGGAACGTGGTTCCTGCTACGGGTGCATTTGTGGCAAGGTTACGTGCATCAATGATGCCCAAAAAGATATCATATCCACCTACAGGTTCTCCACCCAAAGTACCGGCGGTACGTCCGATGAAGGCAACACGACCATCTGACAATTCTGTTCCTGCATATATTTCTTCATCAAATTCTGTACCAACTTGTGTGATTAAGAATCCTGTATCTGATAATGGATTCGTTGGGTCGTAGAACGCAACCAAGTAGTCATATACACCCGTATCCCCATTATTATACGCAATGACATCTCCAGACGCTTGCGCAATAATACACAGTCGTCCTGCGTTACTGCCAGAAGTCAATTCAAATACATCATATGCAAAGATGTTACCATCGTCGGCTTCACCATCACCGGCAACACCAATTTGTGTCCACGTTATAATATCATTAATTGGATTAAGTTGTCCTTCTATATAACTTCCAGAATTTTTATATTCTTGGATATTATCTAAATCAATTGTACCAAAAAATCCATCAAATACTTGACTACCTTCGTACACTTCATTCATGTATGAACCAGTCAACGATGTGAATGTCGTTGATGCACTAGTTATTAGTGTCCCAGAAGAACTTACGATGGTAGAAAGTGACCCAAACGTTCCAAGTCCAGTAGACGAACGTAGTGCGGACGCAGAAACATACCACATTGACATCCCCGCATTTCCTTCTAAATGATGGTTACCTGTACCAAATCCGTTACGACTAAATCTGAACGTTAGTCCTCGACGACCATTTGTGTGCGATTCCGACCAACCCGCTGCGATGTAATTAAACGTTGTTACATCTCGTTCCACGGTAAGTAACGATTCTGCGCCATCATGTCCCAATCCATTGATAAAAAATTGATTTCCGTTGTGGTCAAATCCTGCAATAATTCCATCTCCATTTCCTTGCACTGCTGCGGGTACGGTAGTACCAGAACTACTTGCATATCCGACCACAAACGTGTTACGAGATTGACTTGCGACAGATGATGGCGTATTTGCTAATGCTTTCCAATATGAACCAGAGGTTGTTGTTTTCCAGAGTTGTGATACACCACTACTTTGACTGATAAGTTTAGTGGTAAACCCATTTGTTCCCTCGGTTCCCACTATCATATATTCTAACGGATTTGTACCCGTGTTACGCATATCCATTGCTTCCGTGCTTGCCGAAGCACTAGTGTGTGTACGTACCCAGTTAAGTATTGGCGTAGATAATATAGTACCTACACCAAATGATGCTGTAGTCGGAGTATCGTTGGTTTTACCTGCAAAGGTGAACTTACCGTCAGTAGTGGTTTCATGTTTACGTACACGGTTAACTATAAGGTTATTGTGTAATGTTTGCGTTTGAATATCACCGTTAGTGTTGACCACGGTAAACGTGGTAGTACTTCCAGATACGATTGGTAGTAACAAGTATTGAGTTCCATCTTTTGTGACAGTATCAATCGCACTTGCATACTGATTTCCTGACGTACCATACATCTTTGTCCACACTATAGACCCCGTAGAGTCTAGCTTAGTTAGTAATGCGTCTTCGTTACCACTTCCACTGTTTGTAGTTTTACCAGCCACATACAAATATCCCGATGAGTCTCGTGTAATACCATATGCAGTGTCTACTTGTGAACCGCCAGAAATGTCACGGGACCACTGTAATTCAAAGTTTGCATCGTACTTAGCAACAACAATACTAGAACTTTGAATATGGTTTCCTGCCAAATACTGCGCTCCGGTTGTATCCAATACCATACCAACAAATTCAATTTTTTCAGTCGTAGTCATAGACTTAACCAATCCACGACCTATACCGTGAGTAAATAAGTTGCGGCGAGGTACTAACAAATCTTTGGTAAATCCAACGATATATACTTTTCCATCTGTAGTTTGTGTCGCACCAGTAATAAAGTCATCAAACCGTCCAGTTACTTCATAGTATTCTGGCGGAGACGTATCGGACGGACTAAATATTGTAATGATGCCATTGTTATAACTAATATCAAAATCTGGGTCTATGTCTGCTTTTGTTCCAATAAACAATTGACGACCATCTTGTAATTCTATACCGTATGCAAATGATTCATTTCCAGACAGTGAGGTTTGTCTTCTATCAAAGAAATTTGGACTATTGGCGTCATATTGTAATACTGGCATGGTAACATCAACACCTTGTGGCTCTTGTGACCCAGACCGCTTTAATGCTCCGGTAGAAGTATCAAATTGCACATATCCATTTTCTAAAGCATTACGAATAATAAACGAATTACTACCAGTAATATAATCTAAATGTTTATACCCACTAAATGGGATATCGGGACTAAATGAATATACACCCGAACCAGAATAGTTTGTTCCTGACCCAGATGCGTCCCCAGATATCATCACATAAAATTTAAACTCTTCTGCATTAAAATCTAATCCGTGAACGCGAAGATATTTTCCAGAATTATTACTTACAATTTGTCCTTCATTAGACCATGCACTCGCACTGTACTTGTAAAGATTTACACCACCTTGATTTGCATTACTGACAGCGGCATATAACGTATTATTTGCAACTGCCATATGACAATCAGGACGAACGTTTGAACCACTTATAATTGTACTTACGTTTGGTATTTCTGCTAAATTATTTGCTGAGGTAAAGTTCCACACGTTTAAATCGAACTTTCCGGACGACCCGCTATTGTAAATAACCGGAATATATAGCTCTGCACCCATTCTATGCCCAGCAGACGCTCTAAATGGATATAAACTTGCAGAACCGGGGCTTCGTGCAAGTTGTGGGTCGGCTAAATCATAAGTTCCGTGATTAACTTCAGCATTGAACACACGGTTAACGTAGTTGTATGTTCTGGAAAATACGTCCCATTGTGTTCCATTTGCGGTTATATAAAATGCATGGAATCTATCGGATGGACCATTTATCATTCCGCCCATCATATAATTTTTATTCGTGGCAGATGGTAATTCTAAATCATTGTGGGAATTGTGGGCACCACCAACCGACGGCGTATGAACACGAGCTAATACAGAAAGATAATTAGTTGCTCCCGATTTGACTGACACATTGATTAAATGTCCATATTCTTCACTACCCACTGGTCCATGTCTGTCTTCTGCTGCTAATGCAAACCGACCATTATTGAATGGAACATATGACGTTGGATTATGTGCGTGATACTGGTAATAATCCCAGTTCGTTTCCCCTTCGGCAAGATATAATCTGTCCCAATAATAAAAGTCATCAATCGTTTGTGTAGTTGACCCGTATTGCCCTAAGTGCGCAAAGAACAACGCATCATCTTCCACCACTTCACTAATATCGTTTACTCCACGGCCTATATGAATAATATTTGACCCGTGGTAATTAATCCAGTTGCTGGACCCACTTAAACTCTCAGATACAAGTTGGATAGTTCCTGCTAATGGGTGGAACCCATCTGCTCTTGCGGTTGGAAGTAATGACCCCCACTTATATCCTCTAACTAACCCCACACCACTACTAACCAAATTTGTTGCCGAACTTGCGGAGTAGATAATATAATACCCTGCATCTATTCCTCGTCCCGCAGGATGTGGAAGATACCATTTATTATTATTTAAGTCTACACTTCTAGTAAGATTAGTTATTGCCATGTAACACTACTCCTTCGCTGTTTGCCCATGTATGTGAAGGATTGACCAATATCCATTCTTCTGCGGTTTTATTGGTAAATTCTCCACCACAATCCAAATCTACAATATGAAATACTTTTTGTGATACTGCGTCACAATTAGTCATGATTTGTGTAAACTCATCAAATGATGGTAATGCGTCTTCGGTAACCACACAATCAAAGGTCGTGTGACCCGTTGCGGTTTGTATTTCTTGTACAAAATTAGTTGATGCGAGGTCAATATTATGAATTGGAAATTTTACTTTTTCTGGATTCTTGGGGTCTTTAGCAAGTTGTTGCATATAATGAGAATTATCAAATCCATACACCACCATACCTAACTTTTGTAGTTCTTCCATTAAGAATCCTAGCGCACATCCAGCAACCAACACTCTACTACCTTGTGCAAGTTGAAAGTGTTGAATGATACGTTGTGCTCTAAGTTCAAATGGTTTCATAG